AATGACCCGGCCCCCCCCCCGCTCCCCCCTCTTCCCCTACACGACGCTCTTCCGAGCTCGCAGCTGGAACCGGCCCGCCCATTGGTAGGCATCCGGCGCAAACGACACCACGCTGGCTGGCACCGTGATCTGGTTGGTGCCCGCGTCTTTGAGGAACTCGTAGCCCAGCTCGCTGTTCCAGCTCCAGCCGCGAACCTGCCCTTCCTTATGAAACTCCAGGATCGTGCGCTCAGCCGTTGTGGCCTCGACGACCTGCTGGTTCTCCAGGTTGTTGACCGGCTGTTCACCGATGTTCTGCAGGCAGATGTTCACCGCCTCCAGCAGCGTGGTGCGCCCTGGCGTGACTCCCTGGTTGGCGAGGCCCATCCGAGCTCTGCAGTAGTGCAGCTCACATGCTATCGGCATGCACAAAAAGCCCCCTGCTTTCACACAGGGGGCAGAAGCCTCATGCCTTCACCCGTAGGAATCTACGGGAGTTCGATCACGGCGGCACATTCAGCACGCAGGACACCCATACCGATCGCCATCCGGGCGACCATCAGGCTGGCCTGGTACATGATGTTGAAGTCGCCGCCCTGAGGGGTGACTTGCAGGCTGGGGCTGCGCAGCGTCAGCACACCGATGGCATCCTTGTGGAAGATGATGCCCCGGCACTTGGTCAGATCCTGCTGGTAAGCAGTGTTCTTGTCGTAGGTGCCGTTGGTGTAAGCCGCTTGGGTGACGTGGTTCGACTCAATGATCGGAACACCCTTGACGCGCAGCACACGACCGGAAGCGAAGGAGCCATTGGAGCCCTCGCCGTTGAAGTCGGTGTTGATCGCCCTGGTGGAATCGAGCAGGAAGTCGTACTCAGCAGGAGGAACGACACACACGAGGTCTTCGGTGGGCACGTCCTTCGTCTTGAGAGCCACCTTGATGGCGCCGATCTTGGCGGCCAGCTCATCGCCCTTGGCGTTGGCAGTAGCAGCGGCGTAACCAGCAGACAGGGTCTGGGCGTTGCCGATGCGGCCGGCGTTACCGGCTTTAGCCAGGGGTTCTGTGGTGGTCTTGGCCGCGGCGTACAGCACGCGAGCAGCACGCTTGTCCCACTCACGGGCGAGGGCCTGTCCCAGCTGATGGGTGACATCCTGACGAACGTCGTAGTAGTTCATCAGCTCCTCCAGGTCATAGATCACCTGGTCGGCAATCATCAAACCATCGAGGTTGATCAGCTGTTCGTTGCGGTCGCCAGGGCTGTTGGTCGCCCCGAGGATCGGAGTGCCAGGGACGTGGTAAGCCGCATCAGCCTTGCCCGAAACCGGGAAAGCTGCGCTCTTGCCGCCTTTGATGTTGCGCTCTTTGACTTTGCCCTTGAACACGCAGGTGCGGTCGAAGGCTGAAAGCAACTCGGCAATGCCGAGCTTGAGGAACAGGGCATCAACTGCACCTGTACCTTTGATCTGACCAATACGGTCGAGAGAAACGTTGGCCATTGGCCAAAAGGGATTGCGAGCTCCTACTCCCTTGCTTCACCAATGCGGGGTATCTCCCTAGGGAGGCCCGCTTAGTTCCACATGTGCAGAACAACTCATGCGCAAACCTTACATAAACACATTCGACCTGGAAAGGGTCTTGTCGTACCACTGCCGATATTTGGGATCGGTGTCGTACAGGGCACGGCCGTTTTCGCCGCGCTTGCTGCGGGCATCGACCGCTTGCTGATCGCTGTCGAACACGTCGGCCTTGACCGCGCCGCCACCGCTGATCAGCTTCGGCTCGCCGCTGCTGCTTGAGCGCACCTGCAACTGCTTGAGCGCAAAGCGGGCAGCAGCCTTGCTGCCGCTGTCGATTGCGGCGTTGTAGTCGGACAGCTCCTGCGGCTCCAGGTTGGCCACAGCCCACTGGCTGAGCTGCTGGAACTGCTGCTCGCCACCCACCATCGCCTTGAGCTCAGTCGCGTCAGCCTCGGTGAGGCCCTCGCCCTGCTGCTGTTGGGCCGGAACCTTGGCCGGGGCCACCCCCTGCAGGTAGGTCTCCACCACCTCCCTCGGCAAGCCGCCCTTGCTCACCAGGGCCTCGACGTAGCTACTCACGTCCTGGCCGGCGTAGACCTTCTCGGCCATCTCCAGCGGGTTGATCTCAGCCGCCTCGATGGCCGTTGCCACCGTGTTGCCATAGAGCTGCTTGCCCATCTCAGGGGTGTACTGCTCAGGGGTGGGCGCAGGCTCAGCGGCAGCCGGCTCTGGCACCTGCTGGCCGCGGCTGCCGATCAGCTTCTGCGCTTCTAGGTAGGCACGCTCCAGATCCTCGGTGCTCTTGAACTTGCCAGCCAGTAACTGCTGCTGGCAGTCGATCACCGCTTCCCGCTTGATCACCTCAAAACGCATGCGCACTTCATGCAGCCGATCCGTTATGGTTTCCAGCTTAGTGGCCTTGTCCACCACATATTCAGGGGTTGTGACCTTGCCACAATCATGCAGCCACGCGGCGATATGTAATTCATACCACTCGTCTTCAGTCAGGGAGAAGTCGGCGAATGCCGGCAGGTTGGAATCACAAGCGGCCTGAGTGAGCATTTCTGTCAGCTCCGGAACCCGCTGGCAGTGGCCACCCGTATAGGGTGACTTGGCATCCACGGCGCTGGCCATGAGTTCGA